AGATTGTAATTATGAGCCTTGAGTCTAGCGAACTGACGATTGGTGGTCAGACGTTTAAAGGGGCTTGGATTGCTGTAGTATTAGCTATTGGTTCTACTATTGGCGGTGGGGTATGGACTGCAAGTAGTTTGTACTCTAGACTAGAAGCTGTAGAGGCGGTACAAATACCAAATATAGTGCCCCTAGAAGAAGAAGTATTGTTGATAAAGCAAGAATTAGAGGCTAATGATGTATCTAAGTTACAAGGTAAACTAGCGGAATTAGGCGCTAACTTAGTAACTATAAAAGACCAACAATCCGGACTGTTACTTATAAAACAACAAGTTACTGATGTAGAAAAGTCAGTAACAGAGATGCAAACTGTTGTTCAGAAAGCAGAGATTGTTGTTAAGGCGGTAGAAAACTTTGAAGGAGATATAAAAGTTTTAAAGCGTGAAATACAAGATTTGTGGGATGGTATGGACGAGTTATACAACCCACTAAAGTGAGGTATATATGTTACAACATCTTATAGGCCCTATAACTAATATAGCTGGGGGCTACCTAAAGAACAAAGCGGAAGAGAAACAAGCTAAGCATAAAGCCAAAATGAAGGTCATTGAGAATGATGGTGAGTGGGAATCTAAAATGGCTGATGCCTCTGCCCATAGCTGGAAAGACGAATTTTGGACTATTGTACTTTCAGTGCCCATTTTTATGATTGGGTATGCTATTGTGGTTAACGATATAACAGTCATAGATAGAGTAGAGCAAGGGTTTGTCGCTCTTAGTAATTTACCTGAGTGGTACCAATACTTATTGTTTATCGCCATATCAAGTAGCTTTGGTGTTAAAGGTGTTTCTAAACTAATGAGCCTAAGAAAATGAGTTTAAAGTATTTTAAAGTAGAAGATTTTAACTGTCAGGAAACTGGTGAGAATGAGATGTGTCCTGACTTTTTACAGAAACTTGATGCACTACGTGAAGTGTGTGGGTTTCCATTTATTGTAACTAGTGGGTACAGATCGCCTAACCATAGTATTGAAGCTGCTAAGGCCAAGCCGGGAACACATGCACAAGGTATTGCTGCAGATATTAAAGTGACTGGTGGTGCACAGCGTATGTCTATTATACGTAACGCTTCTATTATGGGCTTCAATGGTATTGGGGTTGCCAAAGGTTTCGTACATGTTGACACGCGAGAGACTACCCCCGTAGCTTGGAAATACTAATATGCCATTAAGTAAAGTCCAGTTTAACCCCGGTATAAATAAAGAACTAACTAGATATACCAACGAGGCCGGTTGGAGCGACTGTAATAAAGTTCGTTTTCGTCAAGGCTACCCTGAAAAAATTGGTGGTTGGACTAGACACGGCGTTAATACGTTTACAGGCGTTTGTAGATCTCTGCACCAATGGTTAAGCCTCGGGAGTATAAAATATACCGGTCTTGGCACTAACCTAAAATTTATGGTGGAGCAGGGGCAAAACTACTACGATGTAACGCCTTTACGTGAAACTGTGTCTTTGACCGACAAAATATTTGTTACTAATGGTTCTACTACAGTAAAAGTGCAAGACCCTAATGGGGGTTTTACTCTAGGCAGTTATCTTACAATTGCTGGTAGTGCCGCTGTTGGTGGTATATCTGCAGATGCTCTAAACAAAGAACATGTCATAACGAGTGTAGGTTCTTCGTTTACCCAAAATTGTCTCTACGGCAATGGTGGCCCCGGGGTAACACACACAGGAAACGTTGATATAGTTGTAGGACTTCCTGTAAGTGGCCCCAACATCCCTGCGGGAGCGTTTATAACAGCAATAACAAGCTCAAGTGGGTTTAACCTGAACGTTGTTCCCTCGGGGGGCTTACAACAAAATGACTTAACTTTTGATGGTAGTAAACTCTTCTCTATACAGGCAGATTCAGCAGCGACTAGCACTCCCGCTAACCCGGGTGGGGGCACTTTCACTATAGCGTATCAGGTTAACGTAGGGCCGGACTTTCAGGTACCAGTAGACGGCTGGAGTTCTTCTGCTTGGAACGAAAGCACTTTTAATGGCGGTAATCCCGGTGGTGAGTCTCTACGGGTGTGGAATCAAGCTAACTACGGCGAAGATTTAGTTATAGGGCCTCGTGGTGGGGAGTTGTATTATTGGGATACAAGTGCGGGTTTGACCACAAGAGCTATAGCCCTAAAAAACGTACTCCATACTAGTACGGTTGCGCTGTCTCAAACATCCACAGGGAATATAGGTACTGGCCTTCCGGGGATTACCGACTTAGACCCCAACGTAACGCCAAAAATTAGAGGTGGCGCGGTAGTTACATGTACCACAGCAGGTAAGATTGCCGCAGGCACAACAGTTTTATCGGTAATGCCGAACAATACGGTAGTTAACACAAGTGCTAATCCGCTAGACACTGTAAATGGACTAACATATGTATTTGATGGTGATCCTATATCAGTTACTAAAGACTCTACGGCAATAACCGTATTTGACCCTACACTGGAATTTGCTTATAAAGTTGGGCAATATGTCACTATAGCTGGGGCTACAACCGTAGCGGGAATAACTAACACAGTTATAAACGCAAGACATAAGATAGCATCAGTGGACTCTGCGGCTAATACTTTTACTACAGAATCTATAGCGGGCGCTAACCCTGCTACTAGTACAACTTCTGGGGGCGGTGCATCTGTTACTTTGCAGTACGAACTATCCGCTGAAGTCCCCATAGTACAAGATCATTTGTTAGTGTCTGACGCTAGTAGGTTTACTTTTGCTTTTGGGTGTAACGCGTTTGGAGATGCCACTGAAACACAGAATCCATTGTTACTACGTTGGTCAGACCAAGAAGATGTTTATGATTGGCGACCACGTTCAACTAATCAAGCAGGGAGTTTGCAGTTATCGCAAGGCGCAGAGATAGTTACAGCCATACAGTCACGGCAAGAAATATTGGTGTTCACAGATTCTGCGTTGTACTCGTTGCAGTATGTTGGAGCGCCAGTAGTATGGGGTTCTCAATTGGTTGGGTCGAACATGTCCATAGCTTCATCGAAGGCCGTTGCGTACGCCAACGGAGTAGCGTATTGGATGGGCAAAGAAAAGTTTTATAAATATGATGGGTCAGTCCAACCACTAAATTGTGATGTTAGGAAGTATGTATTTGATGACTTAGATAAAGATCAGTACCAACAAGTATTCGCCGGTACGCTTGAAGAGTTCCACGAAATATGGTGGTTTTACTGTGATTCTCAACGTGTAGCGCCAAACAAGTATGTAGTGTATAACTACTTGGAAGATATTTGGTATATAGGCAGTATGGATCGTAGTGCTTGGTATGATTCTCCTATTAACGACTTCCCACTAGCTGCTACTGACACCTACAATTTAGTAGAGCATGAGAACGGAAATGATGATGGGCAATACAGCACTCTATCGGCTATAGATGCATACATAACTTCCGGCCAATTTGGTATAGAGTCGGGCACTAGTTTTACCTTTATAGATAAAATTATACCTGACGCGTCTTTTGTAGGTTCAGACTCCGCTACTCCTAGTGTAAGCCTGTCTCTATTGGGTAGCAGTGAACCCGGTTCAGCTACTAATTCACCTACGTCTGAAGGGGGTGTAAACACTGGACAAACCGTGCTAGAATCAGGTACTGTAGACCAATACACCGAGCAGCTAAACGTGCGGGTGCGTGGCAGACAAATCGCCATTAAGGTAGAATCAGACTCATTAGGTACTAAGTGGCAACTTGGAACTCCTAGGTTGAACATGCGTCCGGATGGCAGACGAGGTAAGTAAATGGTTACTAAGGTACGTGATACGCAGAAGATTTTTGCGGCACCTGCACTACCCGAAGCCCCTACGGAGTACAGCCAACTATGGCAGTCACAGCATAACGCTGTGCTTAGACTTTTTTTCTCGAACGTAGATAATTCTATTGCCGCAGCTTTAAAGCTAGACACCGATGACATCATTGATGGCTCTATACCTAACAGTAAACTAGAAAACTCTACTGTGTCTTTTGGGGGCGTAACTGTGTCATTAGGTGGCGCTGATGCTACCCCTGCGTTTGACCTGTCTGATGCCACAAACTACCCTACATCTAGTTTAAGTGGAACTATAGCTACAGCCCAGATAGCTGATGGTGCAGTTACACCCGTGAAGTTATCTGCTACATACCTACAAAATATCGTGGAAGATACTAGCCCACATCTGGGCGGGCAGTTAAACGGTAATTCCAATTCGATTACTAATATAGGTAGTATCACCGCTAGCACTGGAACATTTTCTACTGTAACTGGTGCAATAGTCACGACCAGTGGAAATATAGAAGCAACAGGCGGCAACATTACAGCAGGTGGTAACATTGTTGTTGGTGGCACAGTCGATGGTGTAGATATAGCAGGACTAAACACTACTGTAGCAGGTAAAGCAGACTTATCAGGTGCTACCTTTACTGGCGGTGTAAGCATTGGAACTCTTCCAAGTAACCCAGAAAATTTTTCTGTAACAGGTGTGGCTTACTTATATGGTGGCGCAAGTGTAACAGGCAATATTACAGTTACAGGTACAGTAGACGGTGTAGACATAGCGGCACGGGATGCTGTTCTAACTTCTACAACTACTACCGCTAACTCTGCAATGCAAGACTTAGTAGATGATACTACTCCACAGTTAGGTGGTACTTTAAACCTGAACGGCAATGTTGTTACAGGTGCAGGGACAATATCTACGTCGTCAGGTATTGGAACTACAAATGGAGATGTTGGCACAACTAACGGTAATCTATATGCGACATCAGGTCATGTACAAGCACGAGAAGCCGAGATTGGGAGTGGTAAAACTGGCTCGTTTGACGATAATTACAGTACAGGTACAAATTCTGGCAGCTCCACTAAAGTAGTTGATATAGGCACTGGATACCATAATGGTGGCACAACAACAATTAACATTGGCCCAACATCGGGAACTACCACTAAGACCATTAACCTAAATGCTAATACAAATGTAGCTGGTAATATTGCAGTTACGGGTACAGTAGACGGCAGAGACGTAGCCGCAGATGGCGCCAAGATAGATGTCCTAGGCAAGTTTGCTTATGGTGATGCAATGGCTGTAGGTATATCAGGCACAGGGGAGAAGACAGTATTTACATTTGGCTTACCTGCACCTGCATCTGGCACGGTTATGCGATCAATAACAGGCAGTATTCAGGTTAGATTTTACCTTAATAGCGGCAACACACCTCCCAGAGACATCCAATATCAGGCATGGCTTCAAATCCTGAGCACTGCCGCGGGGGGTACATCTTTAGGCACAGCAACTTACTCTTCGTCTCCCTCTAGTTATCAGGCTTGGTATTATGTATCTGGCAATAAAACAGACTTAGTTAGCCCGTATAGGGGCAGACTAGCAACTAGTGTGACTGGGGCAAACTATGGTACTATGATGGGGTGCTACTATGATGTTGCTAACAATCGAACTTATATAAGAGTAAGTAAATACCCTAACGCGACGACTCAATATGCCAATGTAGAAGTATTTTATAGCCCAACTAACTTTTACAGCCCCGGGACTTATGTTTCGCCTTATGTTTCTAACTATAACCGTATACGCATAGATGCCGCTACTGTTTATAGCACTAGGATGATAGACTTTAACGAAGTATTCCCAAGAACAGGAGATTCATTGTATTTGCGAATGCGGTACAGAAGCCTAACTGGTACTACGGGCATGAGTATACTTGCATATAATAACCAAGGATTTTTAGAGGTCACTCCATGATACAAGTAGGGTATATAAAGACAGTAGGTGACGAAGAGGTAGACGTTATAGAAACTACTGTCGAAACGCCTGATATGGTGGACGTAAACACAGCGTTAGCTTCTTTGCAGACAACTTTGGCTGGTAGAACCGACATAGTAGAGCTATTTGCCCAAGAATACTTTGGTGAAGATGATGAAGACGGTAACAGAATTTACCATAAAGTTGCATTTCAGGATTTAATCTAATGTCTGATTACGTAGGCATGACCTTCGATGAAATAAAAGCTGCCAAATCTAAAGAGTGGATAGAGTCTGAAGAATACACGCAAATCATCGCCGACCTTGAGCAGGCGAATCAGGTTCACAAGAGTGCACTAGACGCCTACCGTGAGGCGGGCGGAATTAAGGGCGACGAGGATTACCCTAGCTACTTTCCTACTCCGCACCCGGATTCTTGGTATAGTCAGCAGATTAACGATATTTACAATCTTTTGAACGTGAGCTTCAACGGTTTTTTTAAGGACAGGATTCCATATTACGACCCCAGCCTAGTCCCTTACATGAAACAACTGCTTTTGGACGAATACATTCTACCTCCTCCTACGTCGGAGGGTCAAGCCAGATTGCGCGCATGGAGTGATGAGGCCATACCCGGCATGGAGGGGGCATTTGCTGAGGCGGAATCTGCCCATAGTTATATTTTAGAATACGAAAGTCGTTACCCAAAACGTCAAGGCTACCCGCGAGTAAAAGAGCACTTCGGCGGTCACCGGAGCTTGATTCGCCCAACATATGAGGATCTGTATGGGGATCAAGGCCCGACCCTTGTGGATATAATGACAGAGACAGGGAACGCAAGAAACGGGATTAGTAAGTTAAAGAGTAAAGTCGAAAATGTTAACCAGCATAACACTAATGTAGAGTCACACTTTGAGTTTATAAAAAGTAACTACGACGAAGCAAAAAGGCTTGTAGAGGCCGATGAAAGCAGGAGGGGCGACTTTGCTACCGAAGAAGAGTATGACGCGTGGTTTGCCACTCACGATTCAGATGGCGACGGAGTAAATAACGCAGATGATCCCTCCTTGTATGACGCGTCCGTGTCTGATGACGGTGCCTACGCCCGAAAATTTTCTGAATTAAGAGAATCTTTAGATTTTATTAATATGTACCCTCTTAAACGAGTGGTGTACGACCCAAGCGGCAACCCCACAACTGAGGAGTATGATCCGGAATTCTCGGGGCTCCCCTCCAAATCTTCAACTGGGTTTGTATCGCCCGACGAATACGACCCCGCCAACGTTTTTACCTATGACTATGA